GGCGGCTGATGTCACCGGGAATGCCGCCCGGCATGCGGTACAGGTAAGCGTTGGACATTGTCTGTCTTCCTTCAGTGGTTTAGGACCGGGCGGCCCAGTGCTTGCGGTTGATGTCGTTCAGTTCCGCCGGGGTGGGCGGGCGGCGACCGAAGTCGCGGGTGGATACCTGCGCGCGGGCGCCGGCATTGTTGGCCGCCTTCACCAGCTCGGACGCGGCCATGAAGGTCGAATGCACCGTCACCGCCGGGAGCTTGCTGAAGTCGTGCGTCTTGCTGCCGAGGATCGAGTCGATCGCCTTCTTGCCTTCATCCGTCTTGTAGGCGGTGTCCAGGGCGCGGCGCTGGCACTTGCACAGGGCCAGGGCGCGGTCCTTGGTGGACGCCTTGGCATCCATGGTCGGCAGCTTGATGCCCGGGGCCAGGATCTCGGCGCGCGAGGGGATCGAGGCGGCGGCATCGCCCGTGTAGAGGTCAACCCCGGCCTGGTCGAGCTTGTCGGCTTCCTCGGCCTCAGTCAGATCGCCGTCGTCGTCGGTGTCCTGCTTCTTCACGTCGTCACCGTCGCCGTCCTTGTCGTCGTCCTTGGCCTTGGCGTCGCGGGTTTCCAGCTTCGCCAGGCGGGACTCGAAGCCCTTGAGGGTGTTGTTCAGCGCCACCAGCGCATCGGCCGTGGCCGCATCGCCGATCTTGCCCTTGTCCTTGTCCTTGTCTTCCTCGGATTCCTCGTCCATCGCCTCGGCCTCCTTCTCGATGGCCTCCAGCTCGGACGCGTCCTTGGCCTTGAAGGCGCGACGCAGCATGTCGCCCCACTTGTTCCGCTTCTTGGTCATGTCTTCGTCTCCGATTGCGCAACGCGGGCCGCATCGGCCACGCTCGACAAGTGCTACGTGGTTGCCCACGATGTTCCGCTGCACCCCGCGGCCGGGCTCCAGCTGCTCGTAGTCGGCCTCATAGCCGCACGAGACCTCGCGAAGCCCGTTCTGGACCTCGTCGATAGCCGCCTTGCTGGTCACCAGCAGGTCGGCAAACAGGTAGTCGTCCTCGATGCCAGTGCCACGGCGCACATTCGTCACCGTGCCCACGGACAGGGCGTTCCATGATTCCGGACCGACGAACTCGTCCGGGTGGCCCAGCGTGACCGGCTTGCCCTCAAAACTCGCCATCGTCTCGGTGCGAAACACTTCTTCCGGCGTGCGGCTGATGACGATCAGAGCATCGGGGCGCGGCTCGACCGGAACTTCGCCGGCCGCATAGATCATGTCGCCGATGCGCGCGATCGGAACGTCCTTGCAGAGCAGGAAGCCCTCGGGCGTGAGACTCTGCTTGGCGCTCAGTCGGGCGGTCGTGTAGACGCCCTGGAAGTCGCGGGTGAAGTGGGTCATGTCACCCTCAAAACGAGCAGGCGGGGTGGTGCACATGCTTGGCGGCCATGTAAGCCTCATGCGCTTTTTCGGGCGTGTCGAAGACACCTAGATGCTTTTTCTTGCCGTCGATCCGAATCTCGGCCCTGTACCCGGATCGAAAACGGCTCACGCCAAGAATCCCGGTCGAGCTGTACGCCTTGGGCTTACGGACGTTCTGCATGTTGAGCGACTGCGGCACATCCCTGAGGTTGGCAATGCGGTTATCCGTCCGAACGCCATTGATGTGATCGATGTTGTGCTCAGGCCATGAGCCGCGAACAAAGAACCACGCGAGACGGTGCATGTAGTAATCGCGCCCGCAGACACTGAACGCCAGGTAGCCCGCACCCACGGGATGGCCCTTGATCGGACCAAGGCTTGCGTTCGCGCTACGCTTCACAAGCCGGACAAACTCTCCCGTCTTCGGGTCGTAGCTAACTTCCTGAAGCAGCTGTTCATGTGTGAGCATCGTTACTCGCCTGGCAATATCGGGCGCGGCCAGCACCGGCAATTCCAGATGGCGCCGGCGTGGTGGTGCTTGATGTTTGGCTTCTTGGCCGTGCCTTCATTCACGGCGGGCGGGTTCGCCCACTCGCAGACCTTTCCGTTCATGGCCTTGTGGCCGGGTCGCACGTCCGAATCACCAGACGTCTCCCACACGTAGTGCGTGCTGCCGATGTGCTGTGCCCGCGCCTGCGTCAGCGTGGAGGCGGATCGAGCCACCTCCGTCCGCGCGATCAGCTTGGCCCGGCTCTCTGTCACCTCGCCGGTGCGGCGAATCTCCCGCGCGATCTCGTCAGCGCGAACCGAATCCTCCAGCCCCTTGATGACCAGGTCATGCACCCGCTGCCCAGCCTCGACCGGCAGCGACTTGATGAGCGTGACCTGTTCCTCCATGAGCTTACGCATGGCCTCGCCCGTGGGCGCGCCGTGCAGCTCCTTCCTGAGCGCAATCCCCATGGCCTGCGCCTGCTCAGCCCACATGCGGGCGTCGCGGTTGTTCACCTCGGCCAGCATCCGGGTCACGGTGGCCCGCGCCCAGGGCTCCAAGGCTTCGGCGTACTTCTCCAGCATCGTCCGGACGGTGGGGACCGTGTCCGGGTTGGTGATCACGTCGAAACCGTCGATCAGCGCCCCAACCTGCCGCGCCACTTTGCGCAACTGTGAGGAAAACTGCGTTTCAGCCCTCCGTGCCCGAACCGGACTGCGGATCTTCCGCCTGTCCCGGGTCCGGTAGCTCGCTCGTTCCCGCATCGGGTAGGCCCTCGCCCATCTCGGGCAACTCGTCGTCGGCGGCGTTGATCAGCTCGTCGGTCACGTTCGACCAGATGCCGGTGACCTCGGACGACTGGCGAAGCTCCTGCAAGGCCGTCTGCGCCGAGATCAGGCCGGCATCGAAGGCGCTCAGCACCGTTTCGGTGTTCTTGGCCGCCACATCCGCCCGCTCAACCTCAGAAAGCTGCAACAGGTGCCGGAAGCTGAAGTTGTAGTCATCGGGCATCGGCACGCCGAGCACGGACGGAAACAGGACCTGCAACAGCCGCGTGATCGGGCCAGACAGGCGCCGCTCCTGCTGCTGCTTCACGTTGTCGTAGTAGGTCTTAAGGTCCGACTCGCCCGAGCTGTTCAGCCCAGCCGGCGACTGCCCGAACAGGCGCACCAGCGGGATGCCCAGCGCACCGGAAAGCTGCTGCCCGAACTGCAACAGGACGTTGTCCAGACCACTGAACGCGTACTGGTGAGCCTCGAACTCGTCCTTGGAGTCCATGAGGGTCAGGCCCTCGTTGGACTGGAAGCGGCGGATCATGTCGATCTGCTTGAGCAGACCCTCCATCGCCGGCCCGCCCGTGGCGATGATGTCCCGCAGCCCTTCGACCTTGTACGTGCGCAGGTGGGCCTTGTAGACCAGCTGCGCCGCGCCTGCCGTGGTGGAGTCGAACGCGATCAGGCGGTCAAACAGCCGCTCGATGACCGACTGGCCCCACAGGTTCTCGCTGACGCGCTGCCAGTAGGGCAGGTCCACACCATCCAGACGCAGTACCCGGGAGTGGTGGATGCGCTGACGCACCAGCGCCATCGAATCGGCCACCACGTCGTAGAACTTGGGCATCCCGAAGTCGGGGCCGAAGTCCTGCACCAGGTCTTGCAGGGTCGGCTGCACCAGCCAGCGGTCCAGCACCAGCAGGCCCTTGAACTGGCCAGGGCGGATGGTTTCGGGGCGCAGCGGCGTATCCATCTTCTGGCCGTCGATCAGCATCACGGCTACCGCGCCACCGTAGAGGCGCGACCACTTCACCGTGTCGCAGATGCGGTCCCACAGGCCCATCCGCTCGAACTCGCGGTCAAGCTTGGCCTGGTCTCCCGGGTCAACCTCGCCCTCGTGGTCGATGCCCGCCCGTGTCATATCCTCGGCGACGACATCCACCGCCTGGCCGACAATCCAGCTGGAGCGGTACATCGCTTCGAGCTGGATGCGGTTGCGGCTGATGAAGTCGAACTGGTAGCCCGCAGAGCTGGACTGGTTGTTCGTCCCGTAGCCGACGCGGGCCTCAAAGTTGGCGAAGCTGTCGCCGACGCTCCACGCCTTGCCGGAAGCGGGCGCAGCCGTCTTTGCCGGGGCGCGCGGGGCGCTCCGGTTGGATCGGTTCTTTCGGCTCATGCGCCTAGCTTCGCCCAGGTGTTAAGGACTCGGCCCTTGCCGAGTAGGTCGTTGATGGCATCCACCATCGGGTCGATCTGGTCGTCATGGGCGTGTGTGTCATCCGCCGTGAAGGCATCGCACTCACGGGTGAAGTCGCTCACCCACGGCGCGCTTTCCGGCACGTACACATAGCCCGAGTCGATGTAGCTCACCACGTCCATGACGCGGGTCAGCTTGTCGATGTGCCGCTCGATGCCCTCGATCGGGATCGCGCCGCTGGCACGAATGTCCTGAATCAGGCCGGTGCCGCTGGCCTTGTCTTCCACGTACATCTTCACCAGCGCGCAGGCGTGTTCGTCGCCCCACGCCAGATGCTTGTTCCAGAAGTCAATGGCCTGGCGCTTCAGCTCAGGCGCCTCCCACTTCCCCCGGATCAGGTCGATCAGGTAGATGCGTCCGTTCTTGCCCTGGCCCCAGCACTCGAAGACGCTGTAGTCGTTGCGCTCCTTCGTCTTCTGTGCCGTATCGACGTAGATCACCCGCTTCAGCAGCTCGGGCAGCACTACGTACCGGCCGAAACAGGCGCTGCGGATGATGCCGCCACCCAACGGGCTTGGGCGCTGCATGTACTGGCCGCTGAAGACGTAGCGGTCGGCCTTCTCCAGCGCCAGCATGTCCGCCAGTGGCTCCTTGTAGGGCCAATAGCTGAACCGTCCGTCCTCGTCCTCATCGTTCGCCGCGACCATGCCCTGGAGGCGCTCAGGTAGCGCACTCACATAGGCTTGGTCGATCAGCGCCGGGATCTCGATGAACTCCCAGTCACCTGGCATACCACCGTTGCGGATAAACCCCGTGGGGTCTTCCTCGGCCAGCCGCTGCATGATCACGATGATCGGCGTGTCCGGATTGGCCTTTCGGCTCTTGACCGTGGACAGCAGCTTGCGGTTGGCCTTGTCGCGGTTGGTCTTGCTGTAGGCGTCCTCGACCTTTAGCGGGTCGTCGATGATGATCGCGCCCTGAAAGCCCTCGGCCATGTGGCCCGCACGGAAGCCTGTGATCTGACCGCCCAGCGATACGGCATACACGCCGCCAGCCTTCTTGCCATCCACCACGACATTCCAGCGCTTCTTGCTCTTGGCATCGTCAGCGATCGCCAGCGGCCAAAGCGCCTGATACTCATCGGACTGAACGATCTCCTTCGCGGTTTCCGAATTCAGTAACGCCAGGTCGTCCGAATAGCTGATGTGCAGGAACCGCGCCTTGGGATTCAGCGCCAGCCCGCGAGCGATGAAATTCACCGCCACCATCTCGGTCTTCGACGAGCCCGGGGGCACGTTGATGACCACGTTCTTACGGCGCCCCGCGATCACATCCTCCACCACCGATGCGATCAGGTGATGGTGCCAGTTGACCAGGAACCGATTGCCCTGCCGGTGCTTGAAGAAGTACCGGGTAAAGAACAGGTGGTCGCGCTCGCACAGCGCCTTGATGACCGCCCGCTCTACGGCAGGATCAGTACTCTCGCTGGAGCTTTTCGACAGCGGCGCCGACTTGTTTTTCATCGACGTGGGTCACTCGCTGCTCGACAGGATTCTCCGGGTCGCCGGATAGCGTCACCGCCGACAGCTTGGGGTGGACGTACTGCGCAGCGGCCTTGGCCGAGTCCACCCGGATGTTCATGGGCTGGTCCTTGTCGCGGTAGGTCTCGATCAGGAAGTCCAGCGGCGTGATGCCGCCCGCCTTGATCGCTGCCTCGCGTGCTGCGCTCACCCTATTGGCTACCCCAGGCTTCCGCCCGGCGCCTGGTCGTTTGCCGCCTCGCATATCTGTTTGATTCTTTGAATGTTTTTCAGATCTTCGCCCGCGCCTCGGCGAACTTCGCCTTGGCATGGCGGATACGCGCCTTCACACTCTCGATGGCCTTGAACGCCTCAGTGGCTTCCGCAAAGGTCTTGCTGCCCACCTTGGCGCGGGCCTGCTCCAGCTCAGCCATCAGGCCGGGAATCGGGTTCATGCGGTTACTCATCGGTCTGTGCGATGTCAGCGGGAACGGTCGGGGGCTGCGGCTCCTTGCGGGGCTTGCCGTCCCACACGATGAGCAACAGCGTTAGCGCGACGAAGCACAGTCCGCCGAAGAACAGGAAGGCGCGCTCCATGTCAGCCGCCCTTGGAGTCGCTGCCGATGAACCCGGTCACTCGCGCATCTCAGTGCCCCGCCCTGATGCCGTTGACCTTCTCGACCGTGCGCATGGCGCCCAAGCCCAACATGCCCATCAGCACCGGAGAGAGCTGCGACAGATCCAGCACGGGAAGCTCGATAGTTGCGCCCAGCAAACGGGCCGCATAGCTCACCAGCGGGCCCACAACGAATGCCCACGCGAACGCGGCACCGCACACCCAGCCGACAAAGGGTCGCCAGCCAGCCACAAACACGGACGCATTGCTAGCCTCGGCCTTGTTCGTGTCAGTCTGCGACTGGATCACCGCCTGGTCGAACTGAAGCTGTGCCAGCTCGCGGGTCAGCGCGTCCTTTTCTTCCTGCGACTTGTCGGGCAGG